TATCCATTCTTTTGGTATTTCTAAGTGAGCCCATTTGAAACCATATCGCTCACACCAATCTCGGTATCTTGTTTTACTTTTTTTACCGATACGTTGATTAGGGTTACTAAAGACAAATCGAATGTCGTACTTGTCTCCAAACTGTTCTCTAATTAATCTGTGTTTTCTGCGGTCAGCAGTTAAGAATTGTCCTTTACCTTCAATGTAAATTTTATTTGGTAAGATAAAGTCAGGCGTATAGCGTGACAGTCTCTCAGGTTTTTTGTATCGTATAACTTCTGTTTCATAGTCATACTCTACACCCAAGTCTTCAAGCTGTTTTGCTATACGCTCTTCCAAACCACTTCTAAACTTAGAAGTCTTCGACTTTGACATCCGAAGTTTCAACTTCCTCAGTTACAGCAGGGGTCGTTACGTAACCTTCTTCTTCACCAAAACCATATGATGACGCTGACGTCTGATTACTACCCTCCACAAGGTTTATGATTTGAACTGCTTTTAATCGTAAGCTTACTGAAGCACCAATCATAGCAGTATGAAATCTAATTGGTTGGAACGCAACTTTACCAGTTGTTCCTCCCCATACATGAACATCACTGTTCAGTAGATTTCCTTTGGCATCATAGAGAACTGGTTTTTGTTTCCACTTCTCACCATTCGGTCTGACACCTGAAGACTTTAATTTAAAATTAAAAATATAATCTTCACTGTCTTCATCTTTTTTGTAAGGTGGTGCTCCACGCTTTACATTAGATTTTTTTTCAGAAGCTTCTGTTACACTTTCATCAATCTCTTTATCAATGATAGCGATTAACTTTTGTGCTTCTGCACCTGCTAGACGCAAGCCAGTTTTCCACACACCATTCTCATCAAACTTAGTGTCTGGTGATTTTAGGTGAGGGAAAACTAACACGCCTTTAGGTGTAACAATATTTTTCTTATCCATTGTTTACCTCATTTGTTAATGGTTAATCATAAGGTGTCGGCTAATTGCACTAGTGCATGGATAGGTAAAAATTTTTTTAACTGAAAAAATATTGACTATCTAGAAGGTCATCTAATTTAAGCTCACCCATTGCTGGCATTGGAGGTATCTCATCATAAGCACGCTGACGTTCTTCAGGGTCTTGTATTGTTTCAATAATCTCACAAGCTTCATCATAGAATTGTTGCAGTATATCTACTGAAAACATTTTATGAAAAACATTACGAAGTGCTTCTGACATTTTACTAACAAAGACTGCTGAAGTTCCATAGCTATCATGTATCATACTAAAATCATCTATACCCATCTTCTTCATCTCATTGATTGTTGCTAAACAACATGCACTATCAAGACTATGAATTAGGTTTGGTGATATGCCAGCACTTTGGCGTTGCCTATCTATGTTATCTGTCTCACGTATAAATGATAACTTAACAATACTATCACCCATCTTAGTTTCTATTCTCCTAGACTTAACAGTTCGATAACATTGCACTACTGGAAACCCAAGTGGTGTGGTCCATCGTATTGGTAAGTTTTGTCTTGAGATAACTTTAGCGATGATACGTAACCAGTTCATCAACTCTCTAGCTTTTGGAACATTCTCATTTATCTTTTCCCACATAATGTTTGCAAGATACTGAGTTGGCGGTAACAATTTTTCTATGTCATCACCATCTTGATTTTGTACTTTCCAGTTATGAAAGATACCTTCATCTTTTAGTTCAGTAACATGGTCCTCAATGTATTGTCTGCAAGCATACAAAGTTCCTGAATATGGAATTATCATTACTGGTCTTTTTGCAACTTTACGATTTACACCTAGTGCTAACCAGTCTTGAGCTAATTGTTTTTTAGATTTGTAATTTAGATAAACAGTTTCATCTTCTTCATTTTCTAAAGCTTCAGTAACCATGTCACTTACATTACGATAAATGTCTTGTGGTTTTTCTACTGGTAATAAATTAACAGCTTCACCACCTACCTTGTCTCGTAGTAGCAGTGATATAATCTGCAAACCATTACATGTTCCATCAAGGTTTACTGGTAGAGATGTTTTAAAATTATCACCCTCTTCCATGAAACCCTTCCATTCAAAACAAAAAGCTAAGAAACCATATGGGCTGTCACCTTCCATCCACCAAGTATTTACATAAGGATCTTGGGCACACCCAACAATCTTATCTGAGTTCTCCTGAATGAAACTAATACGCTCATCAAATGTGAGCTTATCTTTTCCAAACATGTTTGCTCCATGTACTGCAAGCCAGCCACCTGAACTTGCATCATCACCCATTCTGTATTTGTTTTTAAATTTTAAAAGTGCCCTACTGTATGGTGCACCTTGTGGATGTAAGAACATTGCAAGTGGATATATCCTACCTCTAAAATCCATTTGATGTGGAAAGTAGATAGCTTGTTCATCTTTAAATTTATTTCCTAAATGAATTACTTTTTGTACCTGTAATCTTTTAGAAAAGTTTTTAGTTCTTTGTTGATGAACTTTGGATGCTCTATGTTTCCATGACCTCCACTCTTCTTGGTGACTATCACGCCATTCTTTAAATAATTTTCTACCTTCTTTTGTATCATCAAAGTTTACTGGCTTTGGTGGTAAAGGTAGTTCGAGATTTTGTGGCATATCTTTTACATGTACTTCTCTTTCCCAAAGTGTTTCCATAACTTCGAGAACTGGCTTGTTGATTTGCCAAGCAGTATTCTGAATATTATTTATGGCATCGTATACTTCTTTCATCTCATCAACTTTGTTGGAGATATCTTCTAAGTATCCATTGTTTCTAGTTTTTACCAAAGTCTGCTGACGTGTAGTTCCATGATAACCACCTTTAAAAGGATGAACCCATCTTTGTGGTTTGATTACAGTTGGATAGAATAATGGCGTCAACAATTGCTGACGTTCATTCTTTTTAGAAATCCATGCTAAAGTCTTTTCATTTGCTACGACATACTTCATGGCTTTCTTTCTTCCCTCTTTGAGAAGTTTAACTTCTATTATTCCAGTTGCATCAATTATTTTTTGGATAACCCATAATCCTAACTGAGCTTTTTTATCTTCCCAATCTTCAAGAGACATACCTTTATTTTTCATAGCTCTTTCAAGACTGTATTTTTTGTGAAAGTAATCCTGAGTTCTTTCCTTTAGGTCTCGTCTTACCTTGTCATAGGTATGGACATACTCATGTTTGAATTTACTGAAGTTGACCTCATCCTGCAAACAAGCACCAATCCTGAGACTAGCTTTCTGTAAGGTCCACTTCATAGTGATACTATCCAGCAAGGACCTGAGCCCAATATAGGATACGATATCAGCATTAAAATTACCCTCATTATCGACTATCTGAATGAGTAAAGGTATGGCTGAGTGCTTCTTACCTACCTTGCCATTAAAAGCTTCTTCTACACCCTTTTTTATAGCATCTGAGACTGGCTGAATATGAGACTTCAGCAGGTGTAGGCCATAAGCTGTATTGCTCTCACGCCCTCCTTCTGTGGATTTCTTATTCTGCTTGTTGTATCTAACGACACCTTCCCTGACCATCTCCTCTTCAAGGGCTATTTGGTCGGCATACTTTCTATCATTTGTTTGTGGTCTTTTACGTGGAGCGAGACCACCCACTCCTACTTCTTGAAGCTTCTTTAATAAAGCGTTCTCCATAATAAACATCCATTTGTTATTAGGTGTCGGCTAATTGGTTCTAGCGTCTAAAAGTTGTTCCGAAATCGCAACAAAAACACCTACTTGTTGCGAAATCAACAACTTCTAGTGCATGTGTGCACGTACACCTAAAAGTTATTTTTTGTTGGATATGTTGATTAAATAATGGCTATTTTCTTGAAGAAATGCACTAATGCAGGGAAACTCAACGAGAACCTAAATCTAAAATTTAAATTTAGGTAACTCAAGTAAGTTCCCCCACACCTTTATTGCGTCAACACACATCAACAATGCCACCCTCATTTTCTTCAAGCTTATCTTGAAAAAAAGTTGGTAGGCGAGAGAAGACTCGAACTTCCACCCTTGCGGACCAGTTCCTAAGACTGGCGTGTCTACCATTCCACCACTCGCCCATTGTTCCGCTTTCGCAACAACTTCGCAACAGTTTCGGTTCACACTTGTCATTATCTTCACACTAGAAACAGTGTTGAAACATCCAAGCTGTGTGCCGACTTGAAACGATAAATCGCTCCTACAATAATAACTTGGATAATCAAAACACTTTTTCATAATCGAATCGGCAATAGTTCCAGCTATCGCTAATTTCCAACCAGCGTAAGCTGATTACTGTTATTTTCTACTACAGTTTCATCATACTGAGCCATCAATGTACTAGCATTTTGTACGTGATGTTTGCTCGGATGAATGTATCTCATAGTAGTTTTTAGGTCTTGATGACCAGCCCATTCCATGATTGCTTTTGGAGGTATACCCATCTCACTCATACGAGTTAAGTTAGTATGCCTACAAGCATGAAAAGTAAATTGCTCGTCATAACCTAATCCAATCTTACCTCTAATAGTATTGAACCTATGAGTAAGAGCGTCTTTAGTTATGTCTTTGAACAATCTTTCAGTTGGACCTAGACCCACCATTCTTTTAAGTAACACCTGACGTGCTCTACCTTGAACAGAAACAGTTCTTGATTTACCACTCTTCACTTCTTCAGGTGCAAGTGTGATAAACATAACTGGTCTATCAGGATTACTTGTATCGTCATATACATCCCTAGCTTGTAGAGATATAATTTCATATTGTCTTAGACCAGCACGTAAACTTAGTAGTGCCATCTCCCAAACAATCTTGAAAGTATCACCACGCTTATTACATTCTGTTTCAAAGCGAACTTCTTCTTCTTTGGTCCAGTAACGTACACGTGTTTCAAACTCTTTAGATAAATGTGCTTTAGGTGGAACTTTACCATCATTAGAAAAGTATCCATCATTAAAACAAGTTTTACAAATTGTAGTAAGACAAGTTAATTGACGATTGATTGTTGCGTCAGCTACTTGGTCCACTTCTCTTCTGTGGTCCTTGAATTTTAAGAT